TTGTTGGCGCGGCGATTCAGAAGATGGACACCGTTCGGAATCTTTATCGAATCAATCGTGGGCCACGAATATGATCAGCCCGCGCATTGGAGAGCTGACAGAGACAATCTCCTTTTCTGTCGTAAAGGTTCCATATGACGGGAACGGGCTTGGCACATTTGTTTCCAAGCTTGCTACTGTGAACGCCAAGGTCACGCCTCTTGGTGGAACAATTGAAGCGTCTTCGCAGCAGGAAAAAGTCTACGTGCAAGCCTACATTATTTGGGTGCGGTACTTATCAACGGTGACAGCATTCATGGAAGTTGAGTGGGGAAGCAAAAGATTGATTATGACCCAGCCTCCAGAAAACTGGATGAACCAAAGTCGCTGGCTCTTGATCCACGCGAACGAGCCGGTGACACAGACAATCACTCGTTGAGCTTGTTTTGAGTCGGGGTAATTCGAGCGTTTAAACCAATGCCGCAGAGATGCGGCTTTTTCATTTGTTGGAGGAAGCATGACGACGAGTGCGACTGCTGGATTTGGGACACTTCTGAAAAGAAACGGGACGACTATTGCGGAAGCTCGCAATATTACCGGACCTAATATCACCTTAGGGACGGCGGAAGCTACGCATCACACATCAACCGGAGCGTTCAAGGAGTACATTGCTACGGTGCTTGATGGAGGAGAGATTAGCTTTGAAATCAACTTTCTTCCGGTCGATGCAACGCAGTCATTTGCAGCCGGTCTTGGTGCAGACATGCTTGCGCGGACATTTCAAGCATTCTCACTTGTACTGACTGATACGGGAGCAATGACGGTAACTTTTTCTGCTTACGTTACCGGGTTTCAGCTCACGGCTCCGCTGGATGGCAAGCTGACCGCAAACGTCACGCTCAAGATTTCTGGCCCGGTAACCTGGACTCCGTAGTGGGAGGATAGCATGGCGACTGCATCAACATCGGGATACGGCACGCTCTTGCAGCGTGCTACAAAAGTAGCTTCAACGGGCGCGTCTGGCGTTGTCGGCAACAATAATGCAATCACCTGGACGGCAGTAACGGAAGGGGTCGCCGGCGATCTTGTGAACTTCACGCTCACGGATCCCGGCGGGACGAATCCGCTTCTTGTCTCCGTCGCTGGCGTGGCGATCACAGTACAACTTCAGACTGTTGGTGCGGCTATTGTTTCGACGGCGGCTGAAGTCATCGCTGCTATCCGCGCTAGCGCGGCAGCCTTTGCTCTTGCTGTCACCACGAACACTTCAACATCGACAGGCGCAGGCGTGATGGTTGCGCAAGGGCAGACGTTTCTTGCTGGCGGTTCGGATACAGAAACCTACACAACAATTGCGGAGGTGCGCAGTATTACAGGGCCGAACATTACGCTGGGAACAGTTGAAGCGACCCACCATACTTCAGCCAGCTCTTTCAAAGAATATATTCCAACACTCCTGGATCTTGGAGAAGTGACTTTTGAGCTAAACTTTTTGCCAGTGAACGTTACTCAGGATCAGATTGTTGGTCTTATGAAAGACAAACTGCACAAGATTCTGCGTGCATTTCAAATTGTATTCACCGATGCGACGACAACAACCGCATCGTTCTCGGCGTTTGTAACTGGATTCGGGAATGCTGCGCCGTTAGATGGTAAATTGACGGCGAATCTTTCGTTGAAGCCGTCTGGGTCTATTTCGTTTGCTTAAGGAGAACAATGACTAGCAACAATGGATTTCTGACGCGGGATGCAATTCTTGCAGTTCAAGATATTCCGTTCGAAGATGTGGACATTCCGGCATGGGGCGGCAAGGTCCGTGTGCGTGGATTGACAGCGAAAGAACGGGACGATTTTGAGAACAACGCGATTGCGCTTCGGGAGATTGACGCGACCAAGGCGGCGGATAATATTCGCGCGCGGCTTGTAGTTCTCTCGCTTGTAGATTCTGAGGGGAATCGGTTATTCACCAATGATGAAGCAGAGGCTCTCGGCAAGAAACATGGCGCTGTCGTAGATCGGCTTTATTGGGCTGCTCGTCGATTGTCCGCTTTCGACGATAAAGACATCGAGACCCTAATAAAAAACTCCGCGCCCGGCCTACCCGTCGCCGCCTCTGGCGAATCGCTGTAGCGCTGGGCTACCCGCATCCTGATTTCCTTCTGAGAATGCTTACAAGCGCACAGCTATCCGAGTTGATTGCGTACGACTGCATTGAGCCGATGGGTGATGAGCGGGCGGATTTTAGGATTGCTCAACTTACCGCTCTCACGGCTGAAATTAATCGCGATTCTAAACATCGTCGCCAGCCTTTCAAGCCGCAAGACTTTATGCGCTTTTCACAGGAAAAGAAGAAAGTACAAACTCCGGCGGATCAGGTCGCATTGCTGAAGCTTGTCGATGCTGTGAATGCAGGAGCGCGGTAATGGCGGTTGTCGGAATCCGAAATTTTGATCGTCTGGAAAAGAGACTTCTCAAGCTTAAGGACGGCCTTAGTGGGAAGATTCTCGACGATGCGATGGATGCGGCTGCGCAGCATTTGCGGCAGGCAATTCAGAGCGCTACGCCGATTAGGACCGGAAGGGCAAGAGCGAGTGTTATCGTCTACGCCTCGACGCGGCAACGAAAATTCGGAGAGGTTAGAAAGCTTGTAGGCTATTCAAAGGACGCCTTCTATATGTTTTTTCGAGAAGTCGGTGTTCGTGGTCAGCCAGCACGTCCTACTGTTGGTCTTGTTTTTAACTCGCAAATCAAAGGCGCAATGGAGAAAGCCTACGCCGTAATGCGCGCAGGAATCCGAAAGGCTATCGCGTAATGCCGGTTATTGATCGCGCTTTTATCGAACTGAACTCGAACGCAGGCGATGTTGATAGGGGATTTCTAGGTCTGATTCGTACGCTTGCTGGAGCAAATGAAGCCGTCAAATCGCAGCAGGAGAAGGTTCTAGCGCTGTCGAATGCGAACAGCGTTCTGATTGGACAAACCGAGAGGCTTGAAGCAAAGCATGAAGCGCTAGTAAAAAGTCTGAACTCTGGAAAGCTCGGCACGGAGGAGATGACAAAAGCTCGCAAAGATGAGAGCAGAATGATCTCGCAGCTCGATAAGCTCGAAGAAAAAACCATTCAGAACAAAGAAGCGCTCGCAAAAGCTCAGGTAAAACTAGACGCTGCAACACATAAGAACTCTGACACATTCAAAGCGTTCGGATCAGTCCTAACAAACTTCCTGACTCATCCGCTGGATACTGCGCAGGCGGGCATGGGAACTTTGCTCGAACGGATGGGGCCTACGGCGGTTGCCATCGGAGGAATAGCAACAGCAGCAGTAGCGGCTGGGGCTGGCCTATTTACGTTTGCGGCGAATGCGGCAAAGTCGGCCGAAGCTCTCAGAAATATGTCAACGATTACCGGGCTGACAACGCAGCAATTACAAGCTCTGCAGGAAATCCAAAAAGAAGCTGGACTAGAGGGACTTCACCTCGCTCGTAGTTTAGGAATCATCAATCAAGAAATGGCGGGCGGCAAAATGCCGATGACTGGGACAGACTTAGTTGGCGTCCTAAACGCTCTCCGTATTGCTAATAAAGAATCGGCCGCCGATCTGCGAGGCGGAGTCTTGCCTTTGCTCGACGATCTCCAAAAACACCTTCTTGGAATTTCAGATCCGGCGCAGCGTGCCGAGCTTGCGAATAAGGCGTTTGGCAAACGGCTTCAGGAGATGATTCCGCTCATACTAAATTCGACAGTCTCTCTAACCGATCAAATTAGTGCGATGGAAAAGGCTGGCGTCGTTTGGGATGATGCAGCTCAAAACAAGCTCAAAAGGCTTGACGAGCGCATTGATATTCTGCGACGTGGATGGAGCGCTGTCGCGCTGGCGACTCAAGCTGCAGCAGGATCGCTTGTCGACTATGCGATGAGATTTGTTGAGCTGCCGGGAGACGCAAAATCTGCGGTAGCTGCTGCGGATGAAGCATTGTTGAAGCGCGGTGGTAAGCTCGATTTCCCGAAATCACCGTTTGCTCATATTATGGAGACGATGAGCCCGCTGGATGTAATGGAACAAAGAATCGCAGCGGCTAAAGCCATCGCTTCTGGCGACCGTCTTGATTTGAATCTCAAGATACAGATAGCGGAAAAGGAAAAAGAGTTTGCGATGTCTGCAAGCATGAACGATGTAATTCAGGCAGAAGCGCTCGCTAAAGACATTGCGGGACTTAAACAAAAGCTGAAATTGCAGGAGGCAATTCGCAAAGAACAGGAAGCCTTACAACGATTCCGTCTTGACGTACAAACAGGAAGAGGCGGATTTGTTAACGAAGAGCTTCAGGCGTCTGAGGAGGCGAAACGGGCGCAATCAACGGAAGATTTTATGCGCACTCTTCGCGGCGGAGAACTCGCATCCTCGGAGGCTATCACCAAAGATCGGGAATTCCGATTGAAAATAGAAGCTGCAACCGCTAAGGACATTAGTGACTCCAGGCTCAGGGAACTCAACATCGAGATGAAGATTGCCGGTGAAATTGTCGGACGTACAGCCAAGGAGAGAATTGCGCTCGCAGAAAAGAAAGCCTCGATTGAATTCGAGCTTCGCTCAGAAGAGGTCATCGTCAAATACCGCCAGAAGCTGCTCGAAATCCAAACCGAATACGACGCCATGAAGGACAAGAGCATCTTCACGGAAGAGGCATTCCTGCGAAGAAAAGCAGAGCTTGAAACGGCTCAAGCCAACGAAATTGCAGATCTGCGCAAGCTCAAGGAAGCAGAAGTTGTCAAGGAGCAAAAGAAGGAGCAGATCAGTTTTCTTAACTCCATCGAGCAAAGCGCTGGGAGTCTCTTCGATGCCATTACGGCGCGTGGTAAGGGTGCGTTTCAGTCGCTGGCGGATTGGGTTGAGGGAATATTTCTCTCGATGGCTAAAAAGATATTTACCAATCTCGTCTCAGCGATCTTCACCGGACAGGCGCCAGCAGGAGGAATATTTGGTGGGATTTTCGGCGGTGGGATAGGTGGCAGTTCTCCGAATGTCGGTAATGCAGCCGGGACTGGCTTCTCGGGCGGTCTCTTCGGCACGATATCGAATCTCTTCCGTGGCGGCTCTGGGGTCTCGTCTATTTCCGGCACCAATGCGGCAACGATTGCGCAAGCAGGCGGAATGTCATCGGTCGCGACCGGGATCTTTACTCCGAGCGGAGGCTCGGTAATGACGCCAGCAGGATCCAGCTTTCTTGGCGTCGGCGGCAAGGCCGGTGCTGGACTTCAGGCTGGGGCCATGATTGGCGGGCAGCTTCTGCTCGGTGATGCATGGAAGCAGGGCGGGGCTCGCGGAATTCTTGAGGGCATAGGGGGTGGGGCGGCGATGGGCGCATCAATCGGAGCAATGGCAGGCCCGATTGGAGCTGGAATCGGAGCTGCTATTGGTGCGGCTGCTGGCCTTATAATCGGTATGTTTGGCGGTGGCGAGAAACGGAGGATAGGGCAGCTCTATCTCATATTCATCAAAAGAATCGAGAATCAAATCCAGCGTTTGCGTCACGAGCGCGACATTATAGGCTTCTGCTCGCTCCCGCGCCGTCTTAATGTGAGAATTAATTGTCGCATCCCGATCTGATGCCGTGACACGTAGATGTACCTTAGCAGCATCGAGATGTATAGGCTCACGTTGCGGAGCACTAAAGACTTTCAATACCATAAGTGAAAAGCCCAGCTTTCTAGCTGAACCTTGCCATTTCTCGACTGAGTTTTGGTGCCGAGAAAGATCATTACGGAATAATCCTTAGACTCGTCGGCACTCCGGGAGCGGCGTCGAAAGGGACTTGGTTACTGTAACCACTCTCCCCACCAGCATTCACCGCTGTTGCGACATAGAAGTAACGCCTGCCGTCGTTCGGAACAGTTGTGTCGTCGAACGTTGTCCCAGTTATGAGCACAGTGTTCACTTTTACGTATCCGCTACCGTCCGTGTTCGAACGATAGACGTTGTACCCAAGAATGTTTTCTGCTGCTGGACGCGCGTCCCATGCAAGTTTCACGGTTGCGCCGAATACAGATGACACCGCAAAAGCAAGCCACAAGATCGCCACAAGTAGGCGTTTCATCGGCCTCCTCTCCTTCCGCAGGCTCCGTCTCTGGACAGAGCCTGCGGAAGCCAACGTATTAACGCAACTGCGCAGCACTCCACCAGTCAACATCGAGACTGTTGGCCGTGCCTTGGCCGCACTTTGTGCCGAAGACGATTTCCATAACTTGATCGAGCGGGAAATTCGTTGCGCTTGAAAGAACAACATCTGCCAGCGCAACGCCATCAACGTAGAAGGTTATGGTCGCAGCCGTACCAGGAACAGATTTCATTCCCAGTTTAACCCAAGCGACTGCTGCCGTGGCAGCCGTGGCACTGATCGCAACACGAGCACCACCATTAAGCGCCATCACCGTTTGCCAAATAGCGGCAATATCGGTTGCGGCAATGATCTGAAATCCTAGATAGTCGATGACCTTAAGGGCCATCGTATTATCAGTAAACAAATCATTCCCGATCCCAGCCTCCTCGCCAAGACCGACAAAGACGCCTTGGGCCAGCGTGATCTGAGACACTTTGACGCGAGCCTCGAACCACCATTTCTTACTGGCGTCAGCCTTTATCAAGCCCGCAAGATCGTTGTTAGAGGCAATCTCGCATTCGTCGTTATCCGTACCGGCTGCGAGCAGTCGCGCGACTCCATATGGTTCTCCAGCAACCTGCAGAAATGTTCCGTTCGCTCCGCTGATTTCATACGGGAAGCCAGTCGTGCCGAGTCGCGTGAAATCATCACCATCGATGACGCCTACCGACGGATCGGCCAGCAACTGAACACGCGGACAGTCTGACCAAATCGCGGGAGATAACCCCCCTCCAGCCGCAGAGCCTGGAATGGCCTGAAGCGGCAGAAGCGTAATCCCGGTCGCCTTGTCGTAGAATTCCAGGTTTCCTTGATTCCAGCGTGAACCTACTTTTGTCACAGGCATGCTTCCTCCATACCCCTGTCGGGTTTAATCGCCGTGGTTCGGCGTGAAGGGGCGGACCCGAGAGGTCCGCCCCATCGGGTTAATTACGCAATCACGCCTACGGTCTGATTGGCGCCGCCAAAGCGGAAACCACATCGCACGTAGGTCACGAGATTAGTGTCAGTGTTCGTGTCGTTGTCCATCTGAACAGACACGTGAGTCGCCGTCGCCAGAGCGGCATGAACTTCCTCTGCCGAGACTTCTAGAATCAGAAGGTCGCCAGCAGCATCTGCATCAGTAGGAGCGGCATGTGCCTTCACGACAGTCGGATTCGTGCCATCGCCATCTTCTGCGGCAAAAATCTTAAAAGTGAGCACACCCGTTCCAGCAAGGAAAGTGCAGAGCGCCAAGAAGTGCTCAGACATCGGCACCCATGCAATCTGTCTCGCAACGGTCGCGTCCGCTGGATCATCCAGATAATTCCGGACGGCCAGCGTCGATTGAAGGTGATCATATGAAGCAGTCATGGTTCCTCCTTTAAGGAATCATCAAAGGGTTAAGCCCGGGTTAAGCTCTCGTTGCGAGAACAACGAACGGTGAAAGCGTGTCCCCGTTCTTCGGCGTCAGAACGGACTTCCACCACGGCTGGCCGTCATCGCGCAGGTAGAATCGGAAGCAACGCTCTCTCGCGAGAAAGCGAACGTGCATCGATTCATCCTGCTGAAGCCCTTGATACGTCGCATCAAAGTATTCCGATCCGACGATGAGAATAATATCGCCGACCGTGCCGAGCGCCTTGCAGTGCTCGCTGTAGAAGATCGGGCGTCCTACTAGTGTGTCAAATCCTCCCTCAGTGGTCGCCGGGAGATAGTAAGGGACGACTGATCCGCCCGTGCCTACTGCGCGGACAAGCCCACGCAACTGAGGCTGCGCGGTCTGGTTTGCGAGGAAGAAAGCCCGACGAAACCGCCAGCATCGCGCGGCCATCTTATCGATGTTTTCGGTGAGAATGGTTGCGGCAGCTTGGCCGGTTTCCTTGGCGACCGAAACGAGACATCCGGAATTGAGAATCCCGAGAGGCTCGCCGACGCCAGTGCCGATGATCCGTTCTTTGATCTTCGCGCTTGCGAACTCGTCACGGAAACCTGCCGAAATGACCGCAACAAACGAGATCGGAGAATCCTGAAGGATCGACTCGCTTGCGAATGCAGCTCCGAAATTCTCATGCGCGTGGAGCTGAATCGGCTCAAAGGCCATACGACTCGTGGTTCCGTCAACCGTTTCCGGTCTCCGGCTGACCGTGAGCCCGCCCGAGACGGACGTTGAATGGTTTTTGTCAACGCGAGCGTTGATTGTAACCATTGGCGTCGTCATCGGTATCTGCGTTGTCCGTCCGATAAACGGATCATCTTCCGGAGTGAGCGAAAGGACTCCCGGAAGAATACTCATCGGCACAAGGTAATTGCCGTAGGGATCGCTGTAGGTCCCTTGCTCGTCTGATCCCTGTGCTGCGCGGAATCGCACGAGCCTCTTGTCCTCCGCTGCGCCTTTTCCAACGTTCATGACCGCAGTCATGAATTCGACATGGTTTTTGAATCCGCCTTTGGGATCGCTGTCGGAGTTATCCCCAAGCACGCGCACAGGCGCTTCAGCGCGGAAGATCGCGTCACCAGCGGCGCGTTCCCGATCTGCCTGCTCTTCGCAGAGCGCAAGCATCTCGTTGTTCGATTGGATCTGGCCCTTCAGCTCTTCGTAACTAACTTTCTGTTCTGCCGTCAAGCCGTCCGGTCCAGCCGCATCGAGGATCTCACCAGCTTTCTTGGTGAGATCAATCTTGCGTTGCCGTAGAACCTTAATGTTCATAGTATCTCCAAATGAAAAGAGCGACCGCGCGGCCGCCCAAGTGATTACATTTGCAGATCTGCTCAGCTCAACGGAGTGCGCTTCACTGCGTTACGGCATTCCCTCAGATACCTACTGGTTCCTTGCTCGTGCCGCCTGAATCTAAAGTGAAAGTAGTTCAAGCCTCCTGCGCTCAATATCTGTAATTACCTTTTGCTCTACCGCCAACAATTCTGGCGCTATCGGTATTTCGAACGAGTCTGGCAGGCTGCTCACAGTGACGCGAACATATCTCGAATCAGGCAACTCTCCCGTTGTTGTCACGATAACGCCTTCTACTTTTGGAATCGAATCTTCATTCTCGACATGAAGAAGCCCACTCGTAGCCTGCGCCTTCTTTCCTTCGTTGCGCGCCATATCCATGATCGCCTGATCTAATGTCATAATGCCGTCGATCATGCCGAGTTTCATAGCTTCAGTCGCCCCGACAACGCGCCCCTGCCCCATGCCTTCGCGGACCTGAGAAATTGGGACGCCACGATGTCTCGCAACGGACTTCGTAAACATCTGATAGTACTCATTCACGCGGGACTGGATTGCGCTCTGCGCCTCTTCATCAAGAGGCTGGTATGGATTGCCTTCGACTTTGAATTTTCCGGCACTAATCAGCGTAGTTTTGAAGCCCGTCATTTCTTCAGCCTTCGAGATGTCGGTGTGCGCCGAATAGACTCCAATGCTACCGACTTCGCCACCCGGAGTAGATAGAAATTTCCCCGCCGCCATGCCAATCCACGCCGCCGCAGAAGCCGCGAGCGAATTCGCGATCGCCATGATCGGCTTCTTCCCACGCGCCAGGTAAATCTCGGTCGCAAGCTCTTCGACACCGTAGACCGTCCCACCAGGCGAGTCGATATTGATGATAATTCCGGTCACAGATGGATCGGCAAGAGCACTCTTGAAGTCGCGCGAGAATAACTCCGTCGAGGTTCCGCCGCTATACTCACTCATCAAGTCCATACGCTGCGAGATAATTCCAAACAGGGGCAAAACCGCGATTGACCCAGAGACCACGCTATTGCCATTCTTTCGCGCCTGCATCACTGCCGCAATGTCATCTTTCGACAGGTTCCCGCCCTCGGCTTTCAACTCAATGAACGCAACGATCTGTTCCAGTTTTTCTGGCATGATCGCCCAAGGCGATCCGAAGATTGCACGCACGATACGACGATATTTATTGGACAATTTGAGCCTCCGATCCGCTCGCCAGCTCCATGAGTTGATCTGAGCGGGAGATTTCCCACTCATCAAGCAGGACGCCGATGTTTCCATTTGCTTGGAGAAGAACTGTCTTTTCTCCGAGCGCAAAGGCTTCCGCTGTTTTGAATGGGATCTTAAGCGCCTTAGCAAGATCGACAGACCATCCCGCATAGAATTCATCGGCCCACTGTGCGAGCGCATCGCCTTGATGCTTCGCAAGCGCTTTGCGGACAGCGACCTGCTCCTTCTTCGCAAGATGCTCAGATGCAGACATGATGAAGCGCATCGTTCGTCCCGTGAGCCCTGATGGTTGCGGCTTCGCTGGCACTGGCTGTGTGCCATCGGTCATATTGAGCGGCTGCAATGGCCGATCCAGCCCAGGAATTGGATTCATATTTTGTAGTCTACGAACTTCGTTGCGCGTCATCCATCCGTCACGGATCGCCATGCCGAAGGCTGTGAAGCGCGCTGCGATATTCCCCCTCAGGAGCCCATCGATATTGAACTCTGCGAAATAGTTCGGCGAAAGAATCAAATCGTTCTTGATACGCTGTTCCCAGCGCTTGAGCGTAGGACCGAAGCAGTAAACGACGAATTCGATTGACTGTTCTTCGATGTTTGAGAAGGTCGCCCGCTCAAGGTCTGCAATCATATGCGGAGGAATGCGGAAGATCCGGGCAATATCTGTTACGGAATATTTCCGGCTCGCCAAAAATTCGGCATCCTGAGCCTTCATTCCAACATTAATCCAGTCAAGCCCGTCTTCAAGAATAATCGTTTTGCCAGCATTATCGACGCCGCTATCTTTCGTCTCCAGATCACGCTTGAGATTATCGTGAGCCGCCGGCTTGAGCACTCCTGGAGTTTTGAAGATACCACCGAAACGCGCCTGGTTCTTGAATAGACGCGCCCCAAACCGTTCTATGGCGATCGCGGTGCCTATAGTTTCGCGGGCATACTGGATCGGATTTACTCCGACAACTCCATCCAAGGTCATCCCGCGCACGTGAAACATATCCTGCTGTAAAATCGTCCGCCGCGAACCAAAAGGAGGGTGATAATCATAAATGATCGAACGATTCTCAAGCTGTCTCGGGGTTACTCGATCAGGATGCAGTGGTATTAACTGATCTACTACACCGCGCGGCCCAGGGATGATTTCTGAATATCCATTTCCCCTAAGCGAGAGATGCCCTTCCATCATTTCGCGCCATTCCACAGAGGTCTGCCAATTGTTTGGCCTGTCATGGAGCACGTCGTAGAGCGGGTGTCTATATGCAACATTTCTTTCGTTGTCTGCGTTCGTGTTGAACATCTGGAGCGGTATCATTCCGAAAATTTCCGCGCGCAGGCGAACACACGCGAAGACCGCGCTATGATACATCGCCGATTCTGGTGTGACGGAGATTCCGCTACCGCTCTCGCCGCCGACCGGACCATACCAAAAGTTGCTGAGCGGATCCACGGATGCCCGCATCTTCAATGCGTTAGCCAGAATCATGAGCGCCCCGCTAGGAACTCTCGCATTATATAGACCGCGATTCCGATGCTCCCGACGAAAATCCATGCCGACGGTGCATGAATCATATAGATTCCGCGCGCAACTGCCGCAACAGACACTAGGGCGCAGATATCCCAGAGATCCAGAGGGAGCGCTGGCAAGCGCAAGGATCTAATAAATCTGAGGAGTCGCTTCAATTGTGAGTAGTCCTCTGGAATTGTAAACAGATTCTCTTTGCCCGCCGCCCAGCATCAACCGGCTGAGCATGATGATCGTCGCGATCACGCCGTCAATTCGCTTCCGCGCCTGTTGCTTAAATGGGAAAATGTTTCCCTTCTTATCTTCCTTGACGGCTACGTTCGAAACGTTCCAGCGCAGAATCGGATGCGCATCATGACGTATTCGCTTTGATTTTATTAAGGCTTCCAAAACCTTAGACGGTTCACTCATGCTCTGAACGCCCTGGCGTACTTCGACAAGCTGGAATCCTTCCGTAGTCAGCGCATTGGTGAGCCCGGTCGCGTTGTATGGATCGAATCCAATCTCCTGAATCTGATACTTCGGCGCGATCTCATCGAGAAAATAATTCAGGATGTAGTCGTAGTCGATTACATTGCCCGGCGTGGCGATCACATGCCCCTGCTCAATCCAGAGCGGATAAGGCACGCGATCCTCTTTCGCCCGCTCATGCATCGTGTCCTCTGGAATGAAAAAGAATGGCAGCAGGTCAACGGAATAATTCAGATTGAGTGTTCGCTGTTTCTGTTTTCCGGATTCGTCCTCGCCGTCGGTGAGGATTACGGCGTCTTCCTTGTCGGTGTCGCGCTTGAATCCGAGAACGAGCGCCGTCAGATCGAGCTTCGTCGAAAGGTCGATGCCCATCCAGCATGGCTGATCAAGTAATGCCGCATGATCAATTGCTTCGTTGCAAGCGTTCCACTGATCAACGGGAATCCATACAATATTTTGCTGGGTATTGTGTGAAATAAGACCATCTGTAACATGCGTATGGCATGGCTCTACCTCAATACCGATTGTTCGGCCTGCTGGAAGGTGGTCTATTAGTGCTATTCGGTCGAATCCACGCCCAAGATCATAACATTCCCGATTCGGCCACCTGAAGGAGGCTAGTTTTGCGCGCTTATTGGGATGCGCTAGTGTTAGGCCACCTCGCCGCCTCGTAATTTCATGAGCAAGACTTGAAACCGATATGCTATCGCGCACTTCAAGTCTATAGCAGGCTTGCCATTTTTCGGTTTTCTCGCGCGCTTCATTGACCGAAGACTGAATCCCCATCAAAGCCAAAAGATATTGACAATCATTGAGCAGCATTCGATTGATGCTAGTCCATTGAATAATACGATTCCCTTTCGTTTCGAGAATGGCGCCATCACTATCTAAATAGCCCGATAGAAACGCTTCCCAGACTTTGTGTCCGCCTTTGAACACCGCGTCGGGGACACGCTTCGTGCTATGTATTTTGTTTTTTAGGCCATGCTTAGATAGCAATTTACGAAGCCATGTGCTCTTTAGACCGCCCGGCTTCAACCTCTTGCAGTAATAGTACGGTCGCCCTGTTGAATGCTGAACAAATCCACAGCCATGAGGACGCATTATTTTATTGCAAGCCTCTACGATTTCTGGCGTGCCGACCGTCAGTCTCATTCCGCTTCCGCAAGAGCCATCGCCAATCATGACCCCTAAAATGTACGCATCTCCAGCATTGAGACGGCGAGAGCCGCGCGGCAAACTACTGCCAAGAGCTACGGCTATTTTATGTTGTAAGGTTAATTTATCCGCTCTAACCCAATCGTGTTTTTTGGAATCTGAGCGCCCAAATCGACACCAAAAACGATGATTTTCGGTGACGGTCGTTTCTCTACCGCGCGCCGTTTTGATATGAATGAGTGGTTGATCGCCGTTATCCGCTACGGCCTTGATCCGCGCCCTTACCAAACAGTCTTTGTGTTCGAGAAAAGCTAATATCCAATCGCCTGCTTTTACTTCATCGGCTCTTTTGCGCGAGCCGTCGAGCATGGTAATCATGGTTTCTGGGATTACGCACCAGCAACAAAAATTCAAGCGCTTCACGATATTCTGCTTGCGCGGCCTGTTCACAGCCTCGCGTACCTGCTCGCGCAGGTACTGAATCGGAAGAATAGTCCCGAGCCCTGGATTAGCCTTAAGCCAGCAGGATTCATCGCGCCAGTCGTCGCCGGCGGTTATTACATTCCCATTCTCGTCCTTGACTTCTTCGTCCAAGGCACAAATATAGGCAAACCATGATGGATCCTCGATGATGCCCTCGAGAATCTTTAAGGATGACTCATGGTGATCCCAGCATACTGATTCTATGTCCGATCCAGAGTTTGTAATCTCTAAGATCAGCGCGTTACGCCGCTGCTTCGTGCCCGCGCGCATCTTGTCAGCTACCAGAGAGTTCGGATGTTCGTGAAGGCCGCGATGGTCGTTGACCACGTCATTCCGCATCGAGGCGATCAAGAGTTGTTCTGGAGCGAATCGAATTGGCAATCACTGTGTAAGTCATGCCACGATCGGAAGACGAATCGAGAAAATGGCGGATTCGGAAACCGAAGGACAGAAGCAAGAGAATCGATAAGGCGATTATGAGAGGTCGCAAACCTAAACCAATAGCGCTCCGAATCCTGGGCGGAAACGCTGGACATCGAGCTATCAATTTCGATGCCCCGACAGCCTCCACGAATAAGCCAAAGCGTCCTCGTATTCTGAGTAAAGAAGGGCGCAAAGCATGGAAAATAATCTGCGAAGAACTCGAAGCAATGAGCATTCTCAGCCGCGCGGAGTTCGGGATTATCGGCGCTCTGGCGCAAGCATATGGGCGGTGGATTCATGCGGAAGAGGAACTGGCGAAAACTCAGGAACTCGTGACGACGATACTAGGAAACATTATTCAGAATCCCTGGCTCGGGATTGCAAACCGATCAATCGATCAAATCAGTAGACTCTCAGCGCAACTCGGACTCGATCCAACAGCCCGCACCAGAATAAAGGCAAGCATTGGCAAAGAAAAAGGCAACCTCGGTAAATTCATCGCGTAAGCCAGACGATACGAGTCAGTATGCGCGCGATGTTCTTGATGGGAAGATCCTCGCTGGTAGACCTGTGCGCCTTGCGTGCGAGCGACATCTCCTGGACATCGATGAGCAGAAGCGGACCGGGCTCCATTGGGACCTGGAGAAGGCGCAGCGCGTGATCCTCTTTTTTTGCGAGATGCTCACGGTCGAGAAAGATAACGAGGTCCTGCCATTCATTCCGGAGCTGTTCGAGCGTTTCATTCTTGGATCGCTTTTTGGCTGGTTTAATCCCGATGGCACGCGCAGATTCAGGACTGCTTACATCGAGATTGGGAAGGGCTCTGGCAAGACGGCGCTTGCGGCCGGTATCGGACTCTATGGTCTTATCGCCGATGGGCAAGTACGCCCAGAAGTCTACTCAGCGGCGACAACGCAGGATCAGGCACGAATCTCCTGGAAAGATGCAAAGGCAATGGCGGAACGCTCTCCGGAGATTTCTAAAATCCTTGAGATTGGACAGGCGGCAATTAGTTATCCAGACCGAAACGGCGTGGTTCG